CGCCAGTTCCCTGCGAAGCCACCCAAGTCTCGCCACACAGGATTCGCTGATCGCGACTACACCGCCGGGTTGACCGAGCGGGAGGATGGTGCATATGCGTTCTGAAAACTTTGATCTGACCAACCACACAGCGAACGCCCAGGACAACTGCGGTATCCGCATCCAGCCGGCAGAATGCGAGACCCACGGCCCTTTCGACCAGAAAGTCAGCATCATCTTCGGTCGTGAGTTCAAAGGCGCTTGCCCCGAGTGCGAGAGGATCGCCAAGGCTGAGCGTGAAGCCGAAGAGCAGGCAACTGCCGTGCGTGAAAAGCGCGCCGCCATGGCCCGCAAGCTAGGTTCGGCGTTGATCCCTAAGCGCTTTGCCGACAAGAATTTCACTGGCTACCAAGCCGAGAACGAAGGCCAGCACAGGGCGCTTCGCATTGCCACCCGGTACGCCGAGCGTTTCGCCGAGATCGCTCCGACTGGCCGCTGCCTGCTGCTACTCGGCAAGCCTGGCACCGGCAAGACCCATCTGGCCGTTTCAATCGCCAACGAGGTTATGCGCACCACCAACGCCACGGCGGTGTACCGGACTGTCGGCTCAGTGCTCCAGGCGATTCGCGCCACCTACGACCGCTCCAACGACCAGACCGAGGCTCAGATTCTCGCCGGTCTGATCGCTCCATCGCTGCTGGTGCTGGACGAGATCGGCGTGAGCAAGGAAGTCCCGAGCGACTTCGAGCTGACCACGTTGTTCGCAATCATCAACGGCCGGTACGAAGAGCTGCGTCCGACGATCATCGTTTCGAATCTTGAAGCCGAACAGCTCCCGCCTGCCATTGGCGAACGCTGCATGGATCGGCTGCGCGAGGGCGGCGGTGTCGCGGTCAAGTTCGACTGGGAATCACAGCGCGGCAAGGAGGGGTTCTGATGGCTGACCGTATCAGCGTCAACAGCACCACCAAGCTCTCCGAAGCCATCACAGCCCTCACAGCGATGTACCGCGACAAGAAGTATGTCGTCGTCAGCCTTCGCCCAGGCAAGGACCGCACGCTCGACCAGAACGCACTGTGGTTCGCCCTGTATAAGCGGATCGCCGAAATGACGCAGATCGGTGATATCGAGGACGCGCGCCGCTACTGCAAGCTTCACTACGGGGTACAGATCCTTCTTAACAGCGACGAAGACTTCCGGGAAAGCTGGTACGCCACGCTGCGCCACCTCGACTACGAGAAGAAGCTGAGCCTGATGGGTGGCTGCCCACTGTTCGGGCCTGACGGATTCCCTGTAACCCGCCTGTTCAATCGCGCCCAGGGCATTGCGTACACCGACCGCATCGTCGCCGAGTTTTCGGAGAAAGGCGTGTTCTTTGGGGATCTGGTAGGGGAGTTGGCCGCATGAGACGCACGGAATTGAAGCGAACCGTGCCACTTGCCTCGGGCGGCATTCAGCCACGGACCCGCCGTGCAAAGCCCTGCGCAGTCTGCAAGGCCAAGTTCATCCCGGTCCGAAACTTCCAGGCGGTGTGCGAGAACATCGACTGCGCCATTGCCCACGGCAAATCTCAGACCGGGCAGGCTAGGGCGCGCAAGGCTCTGGCGGAGGTGGGGCGGACCGAACTCAAGGCCAGGAAGGAGAAGCTGAAGAGCCGGTCTGAGCACATGAAAGACACGCAAACCGCTTTCAACGCTTGGGTGCGCGAGCGTGACGCCGGTCAGCCCTGCATAAGCTGCGGCACCACCGCCGACGTTCAATATTGCGCTGGCCACTACCGGACAACTGCAGCTTGCCCGGAGCTTAGGTTTGAGCCGCTGAACTTGCACCTCCAATGCAATCGCAATTGCAACATGGGGAAGTCCGGGAACCTCTTGGGGTATCGCCCGCGGCTACTGGCCAAGATCGGAGCGGAAAGGCTCGCCTGGTTAGAAGGCCCGCATGAGCCGAAGAAGTACACGATCGAAGAATTGAAAGCGCTGACTGCGCAATACAGGGCAATGACCCGTGAACTGAAGAGGGGAACCGCGGCATGACTTATCGAAACGTGGTTGCAGCAGTGGTCCGCGCCCTGGCTGCCGAAACTATCAATAGCGCCGGCGGGTGCGATTTCGAGCCTAAGAACTACGCAGCCAAGCAGAAGGGCGAGATTGTCGGCAAGGAAGCAGCATTCCTCACTGATTGCTGGGTATTCGGCCGCCTTCACAAAGGGTTGAGTCCGGCGCACTGGCGAGCGCTGGTATCTAAGTACTCAACGCACACAGATCGCAAACACGCAGCAATCACCGAACTGACCAAGCTGATGCAGTCGCCAGCCCCTGAGCGGTTCCGCCATTGCGCCGTCGTCACTTGGGCGCTGCCGAAGTTGCCTGGCGTGGAGGGCAAGCGCTCTACGAATGTTCTGCCTGCTGCTTGGTACGAGATGGACAACTGGACTGATCAGCCGCACCCAATCAAGACCCAAGAGCGATGGAGGCGGGACATTCGAAAGGCTTTGGAGAGAGCAGTTGATCAGGCGCTGGTCGAGGCTGGGCACATTCTTGAGCACGAAGGCCTACTTATCTCAGAAGCCGCTTGACGACGATTGATCCAATGAGCCATTATCGCCCCATCCTGTGATACGTGCGCTTAGTTAGGAAGCATGTAATCGCAGGGCGGGTCAGGAGAGTTAAGTGACCCAAACCATCAAGATGTATTTCACTGAGACGTCCAGTCTCCCGACCGTATGCCAGCGCTCCAACTGTCTGCGGGATGCTGCAACCAAAACCCATTACTGTGCCGCACACCAGCCCAAGCCAAAAGCACCACAAGCGCCCTGGAAGGGGATGCCGGTCGTTTATGTCGTTGGAGTTGAGGGTGAGCCATATGCAAAGATCGGCTTTGCCAGCGAGCTAAGCGCTCGAGTGATCGGCATGCAGGTTAGTTCACCAAAGCGCCTGATCGTGCATTGCGTGATGGAGGGAAGCCTGAAGGTTGAGGCCATTCTTCATCGCGAAGTACAGGAGCACCATGTTCGTGGTGAGTGGTTTGATCTTGAGCCGGTAAAGGCGCTTTGCGAAAAGCTTAGCAAGGACCGATACCTGAGGATGCGTCTTCGTGTCGAGGCTGTGATCTGCAGCTGGAGCGAAAACGGGCACCCATGGGACGCTAAAGGTCTTCCAGGAAAAAAGGATAGGGCGGCATTTATGGCTGGCCCGAGACAGGCAGGAAAGTACTGATTTACCCATAAACTCGGCCTTTGCGTCGGGTTTTTTATTGCTCAAAATTCATTTGCAATGGTAGGTTCTTTGCTTTCAGACAAGCGAAGGGCAACCCATGGAAGTGATCGTAGAGCATCGAAAAGGTCGTGATTTGCCGGAAGGGTTTGCCCAGCTAGCCGTGAAGGAGATTTGGATTGTTTCGGCGGGCGAGACGCTCATCGCGTTCTTCTTTAATGCTGAAGCGGCGAATGCTTACGCGCATTGGCTTCAAGAGCAAATTGATGCAGACCTAGAGCCAGATCCAGAGCCGCCTAGGCCGCGATCAGGTCAACGCCCAGGCTAACCAACGCCACATACACCAAACGCAAAAAGCCCCGCCAAGTGCGGGGCTTTTGCGTTGCGGCGAAAAAAGAGAGGGCGACCCCAGAGGGTGCTGTAACACCCAGAGGAGCCGCCAGATCGCAGATGTAGCCTGCAAGCCAGCCAAGGCCCCCTCACTCTCGCGAGAGCGGGACGGAGCCTAGCAGAAATCAAAAGGCATTGCAGATGTTGAAAGATTGCAGATGTGGGAAATGCAAAAGACTTCTCGCCCGTGTGGGTGGAGTAGCAGAGCTCCAGATCAAATGTTCCCGGTGCGGGACGTTGAATCATGTGAAGGCCTCGAGCCCCGAGCTATCGCCTTTGAGCGACATGAATGCAGCTATTGTTGCAAGGCCAAATCATTCAACTCAAAGGTAAAAAATCATGACCGTATATGCAGAAGATTTTGGTGCAATTGGTGACGGCGTCACCGATGACACAGCGGCAATTCAGACCGCATTAAATAGCCTGGGCGTGGGTGGCGGTGAGGTCGTATTGCGTCATCGTTACCTGCTCGACTCACAGCTTCTCGTTCCTAAGAACTGCCGCCTCGTCGGCACTTTTAGCCCATTTGGCGTCCATCCATGGCCTGGCGTAACCGCCGGCGTCACTCCAACTAACGTGCACAATCTTGCCTGTACGATCATTTTGAATCCGTCATATTCGATTCTACTGGACGTCGGTTCCCAGCTCGAAATGTTGTCGGTCATTCGCAAGGGCACGACCGTTGCTGAGCGTACCGAGGCATTGTTTGCAGGCACTGCAATTAAGGGGGTTGCGGCGACCGGACTGGAGAAGGACGGCATTGTGCTTCGCCATCTCCAAATCCTTGGTTTTGAAACTGCTATTTACCTGGATCTGGCGCCTCGATCGGTCATTGACTACGTATCTGGCGACAACAAAAACGGTATCTATTACGGCACCGTTTATGATGTCGTGCGGGTTAGCAACATTCACATGTGGCCGTTCCACTCCAATGGCGCGCGTGCGACTCTGCCTGAGCACCATCGCTCCGGAGCGGCCCTATACCTGAAATACCGCAACGATATTGCGGAGGTTAGCAACGTCTTTAGCTATGGCTACAATCGGGGTATTCGGCTGGGTGACGGTGTCGGCACGGCCACATTTGTTAACTGTCATGCCGACAACACAGGTCAGAACACTGGGAGCATTGGCGTTCTAATCGAAGGCGCTTCAGCTCACACCACTTTCGTTGGATGCTCCTCGTACAACAACGACAATGGTTACTGGTGCACCCCTCAAAGCGGCGAAACCATTCACTTCACCAACTGCCGCGCGGTCGAGAACCGAGCTGGCGCCGGATGGAGAGTGGAGCGAGGCACTGTACGGTTGACCGCATGTGAAGCACATTTGTGCGATCAGGGTGTTCGGGTTAATGCGCCGGGCTCTGTCGCGACAGTGGATAATTGCACCTTCTCCTCGATCGCCACCAACAACCTGGCGGCGTCCGTTGGCGGTACGATCTACGAGCACAACAACCGTTTCGATACCGCTGCGCCAAACCGTGGCTGGTTGGTAGATCAAATTCCGTCAGCAGATCCACTCGTGTTGCCCATGAACGGTGATGTGTTCACCGTGACCGGCACCACGGGCTTCGGGAACCTCTACAACGACTGGGCGGGTCGTGAAGTGACGCTCATTTTCCAGTCGAGCCTGACAGTCTATGACGGCGCCAGCATGCATCTGAACGGCGACTTTGCAGCAACCGCTGACGATGTCTTGAAGCTGGTCCATAACGGCGCCTACTGGTGCGAGGTGTCGCGCTCGGCGAACTGATCGGCGTGACGCTTAGTAGAGCATGACAAACAAATGCCGCTACAGACTCAGTCCTGTAGCGGGCATTGCTTTTAGAGGCCTGGAGCCTAGTTAGATCGCCTTTGAGCGACATGAACGCGGAACTCTCCGCGACTAAATCATTCGACCTTAACAGGTGATACTCATGGCTATTTATCCAAATCCTCGACCTTTTACCCAAGTAGGCGCCTCACTGCTCCCACCGCTGCAGTCGATGACTGCGGGGCAATACCTACTTTCTCCGAACGGTAATTACAAACTGCTATTTCAGCCTGACGGCAACTTGGCAATGTATGACCTGACAACCGGCATCGCTGTCTGGGTAGCTGACAACAACCAGCCATACAGCACGACCGGTCCTCTCGGGCCCTATATTCCTCAAGAAGTCTATATGAACGGGACCCTTTATCTTGATGACCAAGTTCGATCTCGCCAGTGGATGCCTACCCTAAGTGCAGACGCGCGCTTCGAGGGCCTAACTACCCGAGCTCATTTGTCTCTCCAGAATGACAGCAACTTGGTGATTATTGATATCCAGGCGTTGTGGGCAAGCAATACGGCTATCCCTTTTACGCCTGGCGCAACCGAGGCAAGGGTGCTTGACCCTAGCGTCTCTATGACGGTAGACGCGGAGTACGTGGCTGGCGCCTACAAGCTTATCTTCCAGGGCGATGGCAACCTAGTCGTTTACGACCAAAACATGGCTCCTGTCTGGTTTTCTGGCACGGCCAATATTGGGGCCACTCAGGCTGTTATGCAGGGAGACGGGAACTTCGTTATTTCCAATGCCGCTGGCCAGCCTCTCTGGTACACAGGGACTGGCGGCTTCCCCGGTGCATACGCTCAGATCCAGGCTAACGGAAACTTTGTCATAGCATATCAAGTGCCGATTTGGGCGCGGTTTGGTTTCGTGCCGACAGCTCCACGCGTACCGAAGTTTTTGGTGGAATACGGTCCATACACCGTATGGACTTGGAACTTCTAAACCCTGAACCTCGTAGGTTTGGAGCCTTTCGGGTAATCCGCTCTTCGGAGCGGATTTCCGTATCATCTGCATGTAGGCGCGGATAGCCGGCACCAAATAAACCTATGTCCAAACCTGAATATTTTTATTAGTCATCATTTGGCTGCACCCAGCCTTTTTATTTGGAGTGACAGATGGACCCAACCGACCTCGGACCGGGAACGGCCACTTGGCTGGGTGGAACTGGCACTGTTCTCTTGGCTGGCTTCCTATGGCTTCGCAAGTTTCTGTCCAGAGATGCCGCCGACAGGGCCATGGACAATGCTGACATCGGCACTGTGCGCAGGCTCAACGAATTGCTTGATACCGAGCGAGCCCGGGCCAACGCAGCAGAAGCCCGCGCCGATCAGTTCGCCAAGGAGCGGAACGAGCTGGCCGCAGCAGTCGGCAGGATGGAAGGGAAGATCGAAGCCTTGACCAGCCAGGTCGCTCAACTCACCGACAAGGTGGCCAGCCAGAGCGCGGAGATTGCGCGGCTGCGCCCACCCAGCGGAGGCGTTTAACTGATGGACAGATGCGCAATCAACTTCATCGCCCGCCATTGGTGGAGGCGAGTAGAGATGTGGGTCATCGCCGTGCTTCTCGTTTCTGGCGGTGCGGTGCTGGGGTTCCAGATCGGACACTGGGCCCTGGGTAGCTGGTATGCCCAGCAGGTAGCCGAGGTTCGCCGGGGCTACGACGAGGCGATCAAGCAGCGTGACCTTCGCCTCAACAAGCTTGCAGAGAACACTGGCATAGCAGCCGAGAAGGTAGAGGCAGCCGCAAGCACTGCTACCCAGGCAGCAGACACGGCCAGCAAGGCAGCAGACAAAGCGGGCGAAGCGCTCGACAGGGCCAGCCAGTAACCGCGCCACGATTTCAGCTACCGCCATTTCGTGGCGCGAGGTGACCATGACCAAGAAGAATTGGTACGTCACCGCTCCAGGCTACAAGCCATTCCCGATGATCCTGCTTGATGAAGCGCTGGATCATGCAGGGGCGTTGGCGTTTGCTCGCTGCATCTGGCCTGAATGCACCATCACCTGATCGAGAGTCGATATGACGACCATTGCCTACAAGAACGGCGTGATCGCCTATGACACTCGCCAAACGAGGGGTGACCGGATTGTTTCCGACTCATGCTCCAAGTGCGAGAAGGTCAACGATGTTCTGTTCTTCCTGTCGGGAGCTGTGTGTGACGAGAAGGCCTTGATCGCCGCTTATTTCGGAATGCCCTCATCGGCGCCAGTCGAGTGCTCTGGCTATGTCGTAGACGGCGGAAGGCTGATGCTCGTAGGCCATGACGACAAGACGGGCATCTGGAAGCAAGACCTCGATCCATCAAACCCTGATGCAATCGGCAGCGGCGCGCCATACGCCCTGGTTGCAATGGATATGGGTGCGACCGCAGCAGAGGCGGTGCGGGCGGCCATGAAGCGCGACATCTACACGGGCGGGAAGGTGCGGGCCGTCAAGATCGGTGAGCCAGATGCTCGCCCGCATCAGGCTGGGTGAGCGTAGGCAGGCGCATGCGTTGATGAACTCCAGGGCTTAGCGTGGATACGTAATTCTCGATCGCTCTGCGGCATCCTTTCCTGAAATTATGATGGGAACAGCTTCTGGTCCGCCACTGAATGTGACGTCAGCCACATGTCCGTTGCGGATTACATCAATTCCTGCAGCCAGGTGCGGTACGTAACCGCTGGCTGTTAGTGCATTGCTAGCGCTCTCTAGGTTTTTCCGAGCGAACTCAACCGCTGTCTCCGGAAACCTGTCTCGTCTGGTGAGCACCATGAAGGCCGCCACGTATAAAAGTGCAGCATGTTTTAAAGCATCTTCCTCGGATCTTGGTTTCATTCGGCTCTCCTTGAGCTGGTTGAGCGTAGCTAGATTGGGCGCCTAAGCTCGATTTTCAACCCTGAACCTAGGTAGCCGCATGATCAGACCAGTGCCCCCGGCAATGCTGCTTGATTCGATATTCCTGACCCTTGAGCCCGCCCCCGAGGTCTGGGAATGGATATCAACCGAGATCCTCGCCCACACCGGCAGCATCCACAACGAAGACCACGCCCACTTGATAGGCGCGAACATCGGCATCCTCTGGGCATCCGAGTCGTTCGCCAAGCAAGGTCGGGTTGTGCTGGGTCAAGCCGAGCAGGTCATGCACCGGGCAGGTGGTTGGCAGAAAGCCCGGATGGAACAGCAGATGCGCGAGTGGTTCGGCGAGGAACCGGAATTCATCATCACTCTGGCTGCCGATTACTGCGCCACCTGTAGCGATGCTGACTTCTGCGCACTGGTCGAACATGAGCTGTATCACATAGCTCAGGCTACTGATCAGTACGGCGCGCCAGCATTCACCAAGACAGGCGCTCCCAAGCTGAAGATGCAGGGCCACGACGTAGAAGAGTTCGTCGGCGTGGTTCGTCGCTATGGCGCTAGCGCTGACGTTCAGGCCTTGGTGGATGCAGCAAACAAACCTGCCGAGGTAGGTAAATTGAATATTTCGAGGGCCTGCGGAACCTGTCTACTCAAGTCGGCCTGAAACCAGACAGGCCCTAGACGGATAGAAATCATATGGCAGCCCTGAAAAATGAGGTGAAGAGCTTCATCGTTCAGGCTCTAGCGTGCTTTGACACGCCGTCTCAGGTAGTGGAATCCGTCAAGAGTGAGTTCGGCCAGGTCCTGACCCGACAACAGGTTGAGAGTCACGACCCGACGAAGGCAAGCAGCAAGGGCCTTGCGCTGAAGTGGCAGACCTTGTTCCACGACACACGTAAGCGCTTTCGAGAAGAGACCGCCGAGATCCCAATCGCAAACAGGGCTTATCGACTGCGCGCTTTGGGCAGAATCATTGAGAAGGCCGAGAACATGCGGAACCTGCCGCTTGCACTCCAGGTGCTCGAGCAGGCAGCGAAAGAATCAGGCGACATGTACGTCAACCGCCAGCGCAAGGCCGATGCGGACGAAGAGGTGATTGTCCCGACTCGCATTCAAGTCGATGTGGTGGATGCGAGGAAGCCGAATGCCGAGCCTTAACGTTCCCCAGGCTCAGTTCCTCACGCTGCCGCACAAGTTTCGCGCATTCGTGGCGGGGTTCGGCTCTGGCAAGACATGGGTCGGCTGCTCGGCGCTCAGCAAGCATTTCATGGAGTGGCCCGGCGTTAACGCAGGCTACTTTGCACCGACATACCCGCAGATACGGGACATCTTCTACCCGACCATTGACGAAGTGGCCTACGACTGGGGTCTGAAGACCAAGATCAATCAGGCGAACCATGAGGTTCATATCTACAGCGGACGGCAGTACCGCGGCACAGTGATTTGCCGGTCGATGGAGAAGCCGCAGACCATCGTAGGCTTCAAGATTGGTCATGCCCTGGTCGATGAGCTGGACGTCCTAACGTCGATAAAGGCTCAGCAGGCCTGGCGCAAGATCATTGCCCGGATGCGGTACAACTTGCCCGGGCTGAAGAACGGGGTAGACGTCACAACGACACCGGAAGGCTTCAAGTTCGTTTTCCTTCAGTTCGTAAAGCAGCTGCGCGACAAGCCTGCACTGAAGGAAATGTACGGCCTTGTCCAGGCCAGCACGTTCGACAACGAACTTAACCTGCCTGACGACTACATTCCGTCCCTAATGGAGTCGTACCCGGAACAACTGATCAGGGCTTACCTGAACGGCCAGTTCGTCAACCTGACGTCCGGCTCGATCTACCACGCGTACGACCGAAAGCTGAATGGATGCTTTGACACGATCCAGCCTAACGAACCTCTGTTCATCGGCATGGACTTCAACGTCGGCAAGATGGCGGCAGTTGTTCACGTCAAGCGCGACCAAGGACTACCCCGCGCCGTAGATGAGCTGATGGATGGTTACGACACGCCAGACATGATCAGGCGCATCAAGGAGCGCTTCTGGCAGCACGACGGCAACGACTTCAAGAAGACCTGCGAGATCCGAATCTATCCGGACGCCTCAGGCGATTCGCGAAAGTCAGTCAATGCCAGTGTTACTGACCTGGCCATGCTCAAGCAGGCGGGCTTTACGGTTATCGCTCCGGCGGCCAACCCGCCAGTCAAAGACCGAATCAACGCCATGAACGCGATGTTCTGCAATGCCCAGGGCGAACGGCGGTATCTGGTCAATCCATTTACATGCCCGACCTATGCAGACGGGCTAGAACAGCAGGTTTGGGCCGCGAACGGTGAGCCAGACAAGACGCAGGGCAATGACCACGCCAATGACGGCGGCGGCTACTTCATTCACCGCGAGTACCCGATCATCAAGCCGGTCACCTCAATAGACATAGGATTTGCACGCTGATGGCTGCTAACGACGTCACATTCACCCGCCCTGAGTACAAGGCGGCGCAAAACCGCTGGCGCCTGGTGCGTGACGTCTGCAAGGGTTCCGAGACAATCAAGTACGCCAAGGAGAAGTACCTTCCAAAGCCGAATGCCGATGATGAAAGCCTGGCCAACCAAGCCCGGTACAAGTCCTACCTGGCCCGAGCGGTGTTCTTCAACGCCACCGGCCGGACGAAACACAGCCTTGTAGGTGCAGTATTCCGCACCTGGCCAACGCTGACAGTTCCCGGCGCGCTGGATTATGTGTCGAAGGACATCGACGGCCAGGGTGTCAGCATCTACCAGCAGTCCCAATCGGTGATCGGGCATCTGCTTGAGGTGGGTCGTCATGGCCTGCTGGTTGACTATGCGGCCGTTGAGGCCGGGACAGTCAGCAAGGCCG